ACGTCCCCGACGAGCTCCCCGAATCGGCGGTACTCGTGGCCGCGATGCTGGCCGACCTCGAGGCCTCCAGCTGAACGCCGCTCGACCTCGGCCGAGGCCACTCCGGCGCGGTACTCGTCGAGCGCCCGCGTCACCGCCTCCGCTACCGCGTCGGCGCGGTCCGTGGCTCGCTCCTCGGGAGCGAGCTCGTTGTCGTGCTCAGTCACTGTCTCCTCCTCGGGAGCTTGGCTACGGACCGCCAGTACGTCGGCCCTCTGATACGCGCCTACCGGGGTAAGCGTCACTTCCCGGAGCTCGGCGCTCCGGATGATCCGTCTCGAGCCGTCTCTGTCCACGTCTCGAGGGATGAATCCCGCCGACGAGCCGAGAGCGCCGTCTCGAGCGAGCTCGAGCGCGTCGTCCCCGTCCCGCGTGCGGGAGATCTTGAACCGGCCGACGAGGCCCGCTGGCGTGTCCTCGAAGCCGATCGAACGGCCGATCGTGGGTCCGGCGTGGCCGTGGCCTGTCTCCAGCTTGAGCGAGATCCGAGCCTCCGGCGTGCCGAACACGCCGCGGCCGTACCGCTCCCGGACGCCAGCGCCGAGCTCTGCCTCGTCGTCGTATGGCGCGACGAGGATCTCGATCTCCCGCTCGTCGAGCTCGGCCGATCGGATCTCCGCTGAGCGCCGCTCCAGCTCGTCCACGTTCACGCCTCCTCTCCGACAGCGGTAGCGCCGTCGTCCGCTTCACGTACCGGCGTCGAGAGCACGTCACCGCCTCCCGGCCGTGGCGGGAGCCCCTCGAGCTCCCGCGCCTCGTTCACCGTGAGAACCCCTGTCGAGATCCCGATCTGATACACGTCGAATCGTGTCCGGCTGTCAGCTCGGAGCGCGTCGGAGAGCCGGAACCGGACACGTTGCGTCGAGGGGAGCAGCTCCCCGAACGCCGCCTCGAGCCGATCCGTGATCGGCTGGATAGCGAGCATGACGTACTCCGCTCGCACGCTCTCGAGGTTCCGGTACGTGAGCGAGCTCGAGCCCGGAACCGGAGCCGAGATCAGCGGAGCCGGGACACCGAACAGCCGAGCGATCTCCGTAGAGCTCATCTGGCGCTGCTCCACGAACTGAAGGTCCGCGGCCGACCACGAGATCGGCTCGTAGGTCATACCGCCTTGTAGGACCGCGGTCCCTCGGCGCTGGCCCGTAGCGGACCGTCCGACCCACTGAGCGCGGAGCGCCTCGGCCTCGTCCTCCGTGAGCCGTCCCGGATGAGACAGCACGCCGTCCGGGACACCGGAGCGGAACATCTCAGAGGCTTGCTGGTCAGCGAGGAGCGCTCCCTCGAAGATCCAGCGCGCCGATTGAATCGGACCGAGGCCTCGATCGTGGCCGGGAATGTCGAGGTAATGTATCGGGAGGATCTCCCGGTACGGCTCGAGCTCGTCCCCGCCACGCCAGCGATACTCCCGCCGCTGGCGCTTGTCGTTCCAGCGGGACTCGACCTCCGAGCTCGGAACCGGGATCGCCACGGTCGGCCGTCCCGAACGGTCCGGAGCCGTCAGATATGCGTAGGCGTTCCCCGTCGTGAGCAGCTCCCCGACGAGACGCCGGAGCGTGTCCGACGTGGGAGCGAACGGATCCGGACGCCGGAGGATGCTCGGCTGATCGGGGACGATCTCCGTCTCCGTGGCGCTCCACGCCTGCCAGCTGAGGCCCGCCACGGTGTCCGCGATCATCGAGACGCACCGGAACGCGGCCGAGGTTCCGAGCGCTCGGAGCTCGCCCGAGCGGAGGCCGATCAGCGTATCCGGCGTGGGGATCGCGAGCGGCCCGCCCGGATTCGGGAACGCGGATCGGCTGACGGGAGGAGGCTCGGCCTCGAGGCCGAGGAATCTTCGGAGTCTGCCCACGCTCCTCGAGGGTAGCGGACCGCTCCCCGCGAATGTCCGACCTCCGGACGGCCGGCGTCCGGACAGCGGACACGATCAGAGGATGACGATCGACGCGCCTCCGGGACGTACGGCCACGTTCACGCCTCGAGCCAGCGCCACGACGGCAGCGATCGGATGGCGTCCCGAGCGGAGCCTCGAGATCGTCCAGCTGCCATCGTTCACGGTTCGGCGTCCGGCGCTGGCGAGCGCCCGATCGAGCTCCGGCTGTCCGGCATGGACGAGCTGGCCGGAGATCACCGCGTCCTCGAGCTGTGAGCACGCGACCACGTACGCGGCTCCCGACACGCGCTCGAACGGGAACGCCCTCCCCTCGAGCCGATCGACGATCCCTCCGCACGTGTACGGATCGAACGCGATCGCCCGCGGACGGTACTTGTCGGCCAGCGCCTCGAGCGCCGCGGCTACCTCGGCCTCCGTGACTGTCTCGCCCTCGGGAGCCGTCCAGCTGCCGACGAGCTGGACGATCAGCTCGTCGGAGATCCACGACAGCGCCACGATCGCGGCCGCTCTGTGCTCGGGATCTACGTCCACGCCGAGCCAGACAGCATCTCGGCCGGGATCCACGGCCGGGAGCTCGTCCCGCTCGCACGCCTGCCACGCGGCCCACGGGATCGCTTGAACCGTGTCCGTCGCTCGCCAGATACAGAGCGCCTCCGTCGCGAACCGTTGCGGCTCGTCGGAGCGGAGCTCCTCGAGGAGCGTCTCGCCACGGAGGAACGCTCCGAGGCTCGGATTCGCCGCCTCCCACGCGTCGAGATCGTCGAGCTCGGCGTCGTCGGGAGCTGACCACTCGAAGTACGCGACCGAGGGATCGTCGGAGATCCGCTCGGCTGCGGCTCGGCCACGGTCCCGGATCTCGTTCAGCGGGACCGAGAGATCCGTCCCGGCGTTGGACGCGACCCACAGCTGCGGAGAGGGGTGAGCTCGTTGCGTGTAGCGAGCCGCTGACAGCGCCTCGGCGTCCCTGTGCTCCCGGAGCTCGTCGATCACGAGGAGGCCCACCCCCGCGTAGCCGCGGAACGCGGTCCCCGTAGGAGCGAGCACGCGGTACGTATTCCGGCGTCCCGTAGCCAGCGAACGGACAGAGAGCTCCTCCTGTCCGTTGGCGTAGCGGACACGCGTCCGGAGCTTGCGGAGCTCGGGATCGTCGTCGATCAGCGCCGCCAGCTCCTCGAACATCGACCGCGGGAGCGCCCGATCGGCCGCGGTATGTAGGAGGAGCCGATCGTCGAAGATCAGCAAGCCTCCGAGGATCCGGCGCTTCAGTACCTCGGACTTCCCGTTTTGACGGCTCACGACGTACGCGACGAGCTGGCGTGTCCAGCGGGAGCCGTCCCCTGTCTCGAGAGCGATCTCGAGGCTGTCCCGCTGCCACGGGAGCAACGGGGAGCCGAACACGCTGTCGAGGAGCTCGAGCTCCCGGATCCGGCTCGACGTGTCCGGGAGCCTCGGCGTGCCGATACGCGGCGTCTGAGAGCCTCTCAGCGCCGCCAGATCGGCCGGAGAGGCCATCCGAGCGCTCCGGTAGGCCGGGGAGGCGCTAGCGGCCGCTCTCGAGGCCATCTCGGCAGCTCGGACACGTGTACCGCGGGGAGCGGCCGGGAGCGTAGAGCACGAGCCAACCGGCTCCGGGACGGCCAGCGCCGCACTCCGAGCACGCGAACCACGGAAAACGGCCGTTTTTCGGCGTTTTTTCGGCGTTTTTCGGCGTTTTCGAGCTCATCCGGCCTCCCGGAGCCGCTTCAGCTCGCCCGCGAGGCCGCTTGTGGCCTCCTCGAGCTCGTCGGGAGCGCTCGCTGGCGTCAGCTGGAGCTCCGACAGCACGCGGAGCGCTGTCTGAGCCACGTACGCGGCCTTCCCGGCTCGCTCGACGAGCGCCTCGGAGCTCTGGAGTCCCTCGAGCTGTCCGTCGAACGGCTCGAACAGCGCGTCGAGCGCCTCCGTGAGCCCGTAGAGGAGCCCTACGGCCGCTGAATCCCGTCCCGAGGCGTCGATTCGGCTCTTTTCGGCTCGGATCGCGGCCTCGGCGCGCCTCCGGAGCCTCCCTCGCGGCCGTTTCCGGCCAGATCCGGCCGTTTCCGACCGTTTTTCGGCGTTTTCCGGCGTTTTCCGGCCGTTTTCCGGCCGTTTTCCGGCCTCGAGCGCCTCCTCGGGACCGCTTGTGAGCTCGCTCACGAGCCCTCTCCGTCGTGAGCGATGATCGGCTGTCCGAACGGCAGCGCGTCGGCTGAACGCTCCTCGACCACGTGAACGCTCTCCGGCTCGACGTGGCCGCTGTCCGTGGCCGTCCCGGCTGAGGGTTCCGGCCCTGTGGGGAGGGGGAGGGGGTGCGGAGGAG